GTTTCTTCCCTCATGTATCGTTTTCTCTCTGTCATTCCGGGCATTCTTTACTCCTAGTTATTAGGTGCTTCGTAATATTTCAAAAACTCACACCAAACAGTATATTCATTTCCTGCATCAGCAGTCGATGGAATAACAAACAAAACATCCCCTGTATAGCCAGATGCTTCCGTATTTACCAGACCACCAATAGAACTGAAATCAAACATATTGTCATAGGACAGAGTTAGAAAAGTAACATCCGTACTTGCGTCCCAATCTAGGGATGCAGGAGCGTCTGTTCCTCCTCCAACTGTGTACCATATTTTATTCAAAGCTACATGAAGACATGTTTCTTTATTGGCTGATTGATTCAAAGCAGAAACATCCACCAAAGTGGTACTACTTCCGCTTCCGTCTGAATAAACAGAACAATAGACAATAAGTTTCTTACCGTAGTCGTATTGAGTGGTAGGGCCTGTAACTGAATCAGCCATAATTCACTCCTTATTCAAATGGAGTGGCTAAAGTACCATCACCATGTAAAAATGCCTCGCAATGCCACACTGATGCTGAAGTTGCCACTAGGCGAATAATTCCGCCCACCAGCCAACCCTGTGTTGCCGCTCCCAAGTCAATGGTATCGTCATTACTGGCATCAGGTATAAAGGTATTCGTGTCGGTTGCAGTTGCTGGATCGAAGATCGTAGCAAAACCTGAGAATAAATCACTGGCATTGTCTGTATTGATCTGTCCTGCACCTGTGAAAGTCGTACCAACGATAAAGGTATAGTTATATCCTGCTGCGGCAGTCGGCAGTGTTACCACAATACCTGCTGCTCTATTAAGAGTAAAAACTGTGCCTGAATCGGTTGATTCTACTGATTTGGTAGCAGATGTAATACTGCTGACATTAGAATAAGCGGAAAGATAACCCGTAGTGGTAATATTACCACTGGTATCAATATCTAAATTTGTTGTGATGGCCCCTGTCGCTGCGGTTTTACTAATTTGTTCAAAACCACCTTCCGATCGAACTGGACCACTAAAGGTTGTGTTTGCCATTATTTTTCTCCTGAAAAAAACCCTATCGTCTTGGCTTGTCTGCTAGGTCAGTCGATAGGTAAATTTACCCTAGTTAATAAGTTCCCTTCAATATTACTTCCAAACGGGATAAATATAAAGAAAAACTTAAGGTTGATGGGGGTTGAGTGAGAAACCCCCCCATCACAGGTTCCATTTAGCTTATGCTCCGGGTGTGCCAAAGACAGTTCGGGGGTCAGACCACCCGAACGAATATCTTTCACGCGCCTTGTAACGTACATTACCGGTATCAAAATCCGCTTCCATCGAGGTTTTGATTGCCGCACGGTTAAACATTTTTAAACCGTTAGGACAATCTGTCTTGATGAACCACGCATCTGTGTCGGTAAGATAATGATTAACAGTATAGCCTTCTGGGACCATGCCCATATTTCTAATAGCGTTAATATCATTATCCGCTGTACCTACTCGCCCGGGAGTTTCCAATAAACGATCAGCGGTAAATTGAAGCTCTTTAGGGATAATTAATTTTAATCCCTGCAAAGCAACTTTTAAACCGCGTTCGTCTGTGAATGCCGCAATATCAATCAATGCCTGTTCTAATGAAGTTTCATTCAGGTCGGCTGCTGTTGAAAGTACATTACGCAAATCGGGACCACCCACCGTTGGATGGTCTGATACGCAAAGCGCTTTCGTGTCTCCGCCTGGATAACTTGTATTAAAAGCATTGTTCAATACCGCTGCACCTTTGACTTGCTTGGTGTTCGACATACTTCTGGCAAGCGCTCGAGTGTATCTTGCTGACAATTTGTCATAAAGATTATCCTCGACAGCTTCTTCCGTAATGCTGAAAGCCAAAGCAATCGTTTCGTGGGTATACCTTGATGTAAACGCTTCTTGCGCTTGATCAAAGGCTACTCCCGCTCCTTCTGATTTAACGGGGGCTGTGTCAAAACCGGTGAGCATGACCTCTTCTTCAAAAGCCCGATCACTAGATTCAGTCTCGAATATTTGTTCGTGTTCCTGATCATAGCGAGCGTACTCAAGTCCGAAAAGAGCATTTAAGCCTGGAAGCAACTCTTTTACAAGTTGCGCTCTACTTATAGCCATTATTTACTCCTAAGTTCCTGCTACACCACCACGCATGTAATGCTCATTAATCAGAACGATTAAATTTGCATTATCTGCCGTGAGGTCTCCGTTAGAATCGTCTTGGACCACGCCAACAATCTTTAGCTGAAGTGCTAAGGTTGTGGCGATCGTGCTAGAGTCAAGTTCTCTGGTTGCAACGCCCGTTGTCGTACTACCACCAATGCCATCAGTATCGGCATTTCTGCCTATACATGTCACGGCTGAAGCACCATCTGCTTGTACTAGAAACAGTTGGTTGGGGTCGTCATAGATATATACTTCTATGGCGCCACTTCCGAGTGCTGTCGTGCTGGCTGGGTAATAGTTCTTAAAGGTGGGAGTGCCGTCAGTAGCAACATAATAAGTGTGTGAAAATACACCAACAATATTGGCAGAACTAGCTGCCGCAGTTTCGATGTAACCACCACTAAATATAACAATATCGCCTTGATAGATACTTGTACCGTATCCTGAAGAAGGACTAATATTATATTTATTTGCTTGCTGAACCGGCCATCCGGCACCTTTATATGGACGAAGCCCAAAGGCTTTATCTACATTGGCCATTTATTTCCTCCGAAATAAAGATGAACGATTACTATTCGGTACCTTAAAAACTTACTTTTCGTCAGCTTTTCTAGTACCGCCCATTGTTACACGTGTTTGTCGGTTCGGTTTATGTACCGACATGGAAGGATGTGTGCCGTCCCTAAAAAAATCATTGTCAACTGCGTCCATTTGACCCTCGGTCCGAACTTTAAAGTAATTTTCGCGTTCTTTGACAGTTTCTTTAGGAATACGGGCTAATATCAACCCTCCTACTCCGATAGCACCTGCGTGTTTGCCTTCTTCAACTACGGGGGACTCAAAATCCGGATATTCGTCTGCTCTCACAGGTTCATATCCTTCGCGGAGTTTCGCTGACAAGTTTTTGGTGTCAGGTTGTCCACGGATCTCATGTCGAATCCATCGATGATGATAGCCTTCAGGTGGCTCGGGTGCATCCAATGCGGATGGAGGAGACCAAGGTTTGCGCCGTGCTTTTTTCTCACGGCTCTGGGTCTCGCGTGAAGCTCGAGTTGTGTTTTTTACGTCTTTCGTGGTGTTATCCATTTATTACTCCTTCACGTATTTAGCGTACTCTTCTAGTGGCACACCAAGTTTTTTAGCTATAGCGACCTGTGATGGTGTGAGTCTCACAGTCTTGCTGCGCCCTTTTCTCGGACTGCGTGTAGCAGATGCAACCGTCTGGACGGGACGAGTTTCCGTTCCAGAAGAGGCCCCATTAAACTTGTGCGGGAACTCTTCTCTCATTCTTTTATCAACTTCATTGTAGTATTGATTGGAAGAAGGATCAAATCCTTCTTCTTCTGTCAATTGGCGATGAACCACAAAACTGGTCATGGTCATAGCTGTATCTTCACCAAACCATGGATTTTTTCTTGCCCATGCTTCCGCTTTAGGATCTGGCGGTAGAGGGGCTTCGCTTGGCTGATTAAATTGAGTTGTTCTTTGTGCACTGGAAACTGATTTCTTAACCAAAGCCTGTCGAACTTTTCTTTGGTCATTAAGTTTTTTCAGGTTCTGTGCTTCAACCGCAAGACGCGCCAATTTTTGTTGTGATTCAACCTGCTGGTCCACATCATCGTTTTCCGTAGCCTGTTTTAATGCCGCTTTAGCTGCTTGGGTCTCCGTAGTAATCCGATTGGCAAATTCAATAATATAATTACCGTCCAAAGCCGTGTTTCTGTTTTTAAGGGTTAGATTTTCTTTTTGGACATTCTGTGCGTAATCTGTTGCCGTTTGTTCCCGGCGTTCGGCTTCCCGCAATCTGGCTGTCAGCTTGTTAATACGCTGCTGAACATTCTTGCTGTAGTCTTCGAGTTCCCTCTTGGGCTCTTCTACTTCTTCTACTTCTTCTACCCTGATTTTTTCGGTAGTTTCTTGTGGTGTTTCGGCTGCTACTTCGGTGATTATAGCGCCTTCTGCTGGAAGTTCGACATCAACGGCTGGGCCGGTGACGTCCAAATCAACCATTTTCTCTTCATTGGTTTTTGTTAGTTCTTGTCTAGGCATGGGTCACTCCTCATGTTTTTAATAGTTATGCAGAATTGCTTCTGGATCAGATATTTTCGCAATAATTTCGTCATCATTCAATATCTTAACTTCTCCTCCTTCAATTTCAAATCGGGAACCTGCGTATCTCCCGAATAAAACCCAATCCCCGGATTTACACCAAGGACCCGTTGGAAATTTGTCTTCGTCACTGTAGGCAAGGTTTCCGGTCTTTAATACATAACCGAGAACCGTGCTTATCTGTTGGCGTTCCATTGTTTTTTCAGTGAGGTAAATTCCTCCGTCTGTACGACCTTTACCACGGTAAGGAAGAATAAGAATGCGCCACCCCGTTGGTTCAGGGAGTTGTTCCAACAAAGCAGGAGTTATTTTTTCCGGATTTAATTTTTTCCCGTCGGTTTTCTTTTTACCGACATTTTCATAGGCTTTCTGTAAAAGCGTCTTTCCTTTTTCTTCCTGTGCCCATTTTTGTTCAAGGGCACTTGTTGCATCACCCATGTTATTCTTCTCCCGACCTCTCCAACAATGCAGTTATTTCCGATTTTACATAGGTCAATGCCTGCGTTTGTCCGGTCAAATTACGGTAATGCTCCCAGTCTTTAACCTCACCATTCAGCATCATTGAATGTACCCGTTCTTCTTTTTCCTTAACTATTTTAAGAATTTTATAAGCAAAATCTATGGCGTCAATTGTTCTCTCTCCTATCTAACCTACCAAGTCCTCAGGGTCTTCAAAGTATTTTTCTTCAATTCCTGAAGGATATAAAGAAGACTGATAATCTGTCGGAATGTCAAAATCATACTCACCCGGACTTCCTAAATCCAAGCCCTCAAGTCCAGTTGGGTCTTCAGCCCCGGTTATGGTTCCTCCGCTAAAAGGTGTTGTTCCAGCAAACTGATCCGTTCCCATCAAGGCATAAGGATCCACGTCCCCATAAGGACTGGTATAAGTTCCATAAGGAGTAGTACCTATGTCCGTGGCGGTAGTGGTATCTATGGTGGTGTCCCCTACAGCAAAAAGTGCATTTTGAATAGCTTCATTAATTGAACCGCCTTGTCCCAAGGCCCCTTCAAGAGCACTGCCAATAAGTCCTTGTATTCCTTCTTCGCCCATGTACCCAGATTCTGCAAGCATTGCCTGAACCTGTTCTGTAGACATTCCCTGTGCCATCGCAGTATCAATCATTTGCTGCACTGCATCAGCGGTAAGGGCATCTTCTGCTGGAGTTGTTTCAATTCCCGCTATGGCATCAGCAATCATTGTTGCAATATCGTCTGCACTTAACAATCCGCTGTCACCAACATAATCGCTAATCATGATTGCAATATCTTCGGGAGACATGCCTTCTAGCAGAGCCTCATTGATCATTGCTTCTATAGTCTGGATAGTAGGAACGCCTTCTTGAGCTTCAGCAATTGCGGCCAAAATTTGATCATCCGTCATCTGGTCGCCATATTGTGCTGTGATTAGGTCAATAATTTCTTGTTCACTCATTCCCTGTGCCAGACTATCTGCGATCAGGTTTTGGATTTCTTCCAGGGTAAGAATCTCTTCTTGGACCGCTGCGATTGCGTTCAGGATGTCATCATCACTCATTGTTTCGCC